GTGTGGTAATTGGTGTAACCGTGGTTGAGTTTGAAGTAAACACTGGACCGGTGGGCAACATGTCGCTCCAGTAAAACGGACTGGTACTGGTATCACCCAAGGTAATTTGTGCAATGGCTGCATCCAGTAATTCGGCCACGGTTTTGTTTTGATAATCGCCTAGACTAAATGTAGCTGCGGCCTGTAGCAGTTGTGATTTGAATTTGATGTATTGCTGACTGTTATAATCCAAGGCAGAAAATATGTTGTACTGCTGGCTGCGCATAAAATAACCAGTCAAGGTCAATGGGCTACTTTGTTGTAGGATCTGTAGACCGTAGGGAATGATGTTGCCTAAGTCTCTGGTGTTGTTGGCACCAATCACAGGACCTTGCAATGGAATCAAATTCTGTGCAATGGTGCTGTAGTGATTGCGTATGGTTCCTAAAGTAAACTGCTTGCTGTTTTGGTTGAACGGATTGTTTTCCAAGTTGATGGGAACTTGGTAGAATGCTGTAGCACTGACTTGATTGCTTAGAACCTGAACTTCAATCAAGTCCCCTGGCACATAGGTAGTCAGAAGATTGATAGTGGTTGTATTGGCTGTAGTGGTATAGGTGTAGTTGTAGCTTTCCTGAAAGGTAGCGTTGACAAAAATCTGCACTGCCGGAACGGTGTTGTTGGTATTGACAGCCACATCTAACAACAAAGGCGCTCCGTCATAGGTAAATGTGAACTGTTGACGTACCAGGCTAGGGGTTATTGCTGTCTGCCAACCTATCTCTTTGGCAAAGTCAATTCTGTTGCTGTACTGACGCACAAAACCCGAGCTGAGGTACACCGTTTGTTTTTGATTGTTTATTGTGTATACAAACGAATCGGCATAAAAATTATTGTCAAATACTATGTCGCCAATGTTGGTCAAGCTCAGGTAAGTGATAGGAAAGCCCAGAACCAGGTCGGGTGCATTGGTGCTAATTGCATAGCTGAACAAGGGACTACCTTTGAAATTTGAACTAGGATACGTGACTTGATTGCCAAAACTGACGCCATTGCTGTCAAAGACATCAAACAGTGGTGGCTGATTGACTTGTGTTTTCTGCTGAGTTAGCAACCACTCAACGCCGTCCCATCGATAACTGAGTCCTTGCTGGGTAACTCCATCCAGTATAACTGTATTTTGGTCAACCTGGGCTGTGGCCACCGGAACCAGATAAATGATAGGTTCGGCAATTAGTGGTGGTACAGTATCGGGTACAATAAATTCAACCTGATAAATTTTGTTTCGAACCATTGGATCTTTATCGTTGGCAAAAATAACAGTAGTGCCGTTGATAAAGGTATATCCATCTATGCTGTAGCCGGTCAACCCGTTGATGGTTTGCAAGGCATTTGTTTGAGCAGTATCAATAATATTGACTGGAGGCAAGGCCTGTGTGCCAAAATTGTATAGGCGTGTACCGGCTCTAAATTCTAAGATAGGTCGTTGGGCACGATAGTTGTTGTCTAGGACCGGAACAGTATTATTGTAGGCGGCCGAAGCATTTATTACTTCAATATGACACCAACGATTACTACGACACCACGGATCCAGATCTGGGCTAGCACGATTTATGGTCAAGTAGTCGGGTACCAACGGAGCATTTAGTGTTCCGTCAAATCTGGTCGAGTCATACGGCGTGGTATCATACGGAACAGTTGCTGTCTTGGTATAGGTTTCGGGAGTTACATAATTTGTAGTTGGCAACAGTTGTATTGCTGTTCCAACTCCTTCTACATAATAACTTTTTCTTTCGTAACTGGCAGGAACGGTGGCACCTTGGAAAGTTACAACCATGCCATTGCTGAATACAACACCATTGGGACTGGTGTAGGTTTTACTGCCTATAATATCATCAATGTTGAGCGGAGGAGTTACCTGATCAACCAAATTGATCTGACCAAAAATAGCAGGGTCGGTACCGTCTTGGTAGTATAGTGTAGTAGCAGTAGCGGTCAATAACGGGACCTCAGCAAATACGCCAGATGAGTTTTTGTACCACTGTGTGCTGGCCCATTCATTACCGAACAAAATAGTAAATTTGTTTAGGGCTGGAATAGTTTCGATACTACTTAAAGAAATATAAGCACGGCTATTGTTATCGTACAGAATCTGTATCTGCCATACACTGTACTGAACAGCTGGGTCTGTAATTTCTGTCAAGCTAGCAAATGGAGCAGAATCAAACGGTTGCCCGGGTTCGTCGAACAGACCATTCACAAACCAACCGCCGGCATTGTTTATGACCAAGGTGCGATTGTTTAGATTTGTGATGCCGTCGATACCATTGGGATTGGCTGCTAAAAAATTATCCAGGTACTGTTGATTGATTTGATCAAACTGTAGAGTAGTATATAAATCTACTGTGCCAAGATTTGTCAGATTATAATAAAAATTTTGTGCTGAACTTTGTGGCACGTTGAACGTAACTGTGCCAAGATCGGCACCGTTGTTGACCACACCTAAAACACCTCTACTGCTGATATTGGGTGTAGCAGGCAAGGTTCCACTGACGCCCGGAGCGGCCTGAATCCAAAAACCCGGACCGGTACCGGCAGTTCCATCAACAATATTAAACTGTCCACGAAAATTAAATTCTACATCATTACAATAGTACAAGGTATCAGGAGCATCTTGTGGCACAGTAAATGTGATTAGACCTGCAGAGGCACCATTGTTGGTTACTCCTTCACTCCAGACGTTCGTGGTTCCATAGCTTAGTTCTGTCTTGATATAAAACGCCAATGGAACTGTTTGCGTAAGATTGAATGTATAAGTGTTGCCTCTTGTTAGAGTCAGTGTAGGATTGGGCTCATAATCTATACTCCAACTGGTGGCATTGTTGGTCACGCGATATTGTATCGTTGTTGATTCATTTTGTGCCACATTGAAATTGTAACTGCCGCCACGAACTAGGGTTAAATTTGGATTGTTTCCGGCTACACCAGAAAAGGTATAGTATCCATTGGCCCGTGTTACTGTAATGTTATCACTGGTGGGATACTGTCCAGAATATACACTTACTGGTAACGGACCTTGCGGCAACCAAAAATACTGAGCGTAGTTTACAAATTTGTCAAGATCCACAAAAGGATCCCAAGTGTAGTAGTCGCTGGTATACAAGGACTGGGGATTGGTAGTTACAGCACCTTGCACATTCAAGGCATCCGTGATACCAGGATAGGTAATGACATCAACCACATTGTGACTGTTGTTGGGATCAACCTGCACCACACCAGGTTCCAATTGATAGTGTTGTCGAGAAGCGGTGGGCTCAACCACATAAGGATCATTGGCGTTAACACCGGGTCCTACTGTTTGTCCAATAAATCCCTGTGTGGTCTTGAATTGTGGTTCTTGGATCAGCTGATCAAGAGTTGCTGCCAAAAATTGTTTGTTAACCGGAGTTTGAAAAATCTCTGGTAAAAAATCAACTGAACTGATTTGCGAACTTGGAATTGACATTAAATTACTCCACTACCGGGAGCCGTTTGTAAGTTGGTGCTGGTCAAGGCAGTGATTACTTCAATGTCATTGACTGTGGCACCGTTGCAGAAAATCTGATTAGGAGCAGATCTAATTTCGTATAGATCACCAAAACTCTTTTGTGGGTCTAACGGAACCAGGACCACACTGCTGACTATGTCGCCAATGTTTTGATGTATGTAGGCCGCTAGCTCGCTGAAGTAAAAAGTATTGCCAAAGTCCCAAGCGGCCAGATTAAAATAGGCATTCATGTTGGCCACAACTAGACTTTTGATAGTGCTGTTACTGGATGTGGTCTGACTGGATGCAATTACTTTGATGGTGGCACGCAGGGCAGGATCAGCTTTCTGACCAAACAGGGGCTGGAAGTCCACACTGTTGAGAATCACATTGTCGCTGATCATCTGATAATTTTGTAAACCGGCATAGGCTGTGGTCAACTGATCAATGGTTGGCTGTTCAGGTTTTTGTACAGTGCCCGTGGTATCCAATAACCAGTTTTGATATGCAGTATAGTAGTCGTTGGTCACAACATACAGATCAATAATATTGGTGGATCCAGGATCGATGCGACTGGTCAAGGGACTGTTGTGTCGGTATTGGAACTTTAATGCTTGTCGACCGACTTGGGCCAAGTATGATGTGTTGACAGTCAAGGTTGGATTGCCCAGACTATCTAGTCCTAGTACATAAAATACCTGGTCCTGATAGGCATAGAACACCTGACCTGTCGCATATTCAGTTTGTACAGCCTGTATTGATGCCATGGTAGGATAATCGCTGTTGACAATATTTTGATCAATCAACAGATAGCGCTCTAGGTTATCAAAGTCCACAGTGGCTTGGAAAAATACATATGGCAAGTTTGCAGGATTAAGGCTGGCATTGTATTGGCCAGGCCACGCACCAACGATGTCCGAGAAAAAGTCGGGATTGACCGGGCTCGAGTTGTTGATTTGAGAAAAGCTGACTTCCACCTGGAAATCGTCGACCAAGCCGTCACTCAGCACTGGCTGATCAATGATGTTCAACACATTGTCGCTAGGCATGGCCCTGGTGCTGTCAGGAGCAGTATTGATGCTCAATACATTTACAAAATCTTTGATTACTGTGCCAGTGCGACTATCGTAAATTGGTGCATTGGTATAGAAGAAAAATCTTGTATCCAACACGCTGCCAAAATAGTAGTTTAACGATCTTGCTAACACAGTATAACTAGAAGCATTGTAGGTGCACTGTATCATCCACGAAGCATCTAGGCCTTGACCTGAGGTATTTTGAGCATACTGCAAACTGAATGGTTGATCAACTGCCAGGTTGGTTGAAGTAATCACGTACCAGGTGTTGGTCAGATTGTTATAGCCAACGCCAAAATTTTGATTTAGATAGATTTGATTAAAAATTTCCTGTTGCACTGATGTGGGTATGTCCAAAGTAAATTTTGGAATTACCTGCGTGGGTATAGCGCCAGTTGGAATATAGGTGTTAATAACCACTGGTCCCACGCCTGACGGCAAGTTACCGTAGCCTTGGGCGGTGCCATTGAGATACACTGCCGTTGGGCTGGCCCATAGCACTAATTTTTCGTTGGGGCCACTGGGCACACCAACTTTTAGATTATTGCTGGCATCAAAATAATAGCCCGTGGGTGGTACAAATCGTACTAAACTGCCTTGGGTAATGTAGCGTGCATTGTTGCTAGCATATGATCCAATGGGCACAGGATTACCTAAACTATTTTGAAAGTAGCCGGTGGCTTCGTTGGTAATTATGGTGCTGTTGTGCCAAGTATAGTTCAATACCGATAAATCAGGTCTTGGAAAGTTGGCATAGTAAAATTGTTCAACACCGGCTGTTGCTGTCAGTGGAGCAATTTTATTGGCCACTGCATTTGAGATATCTGTGGTGGTCAACCAACTGAACTGAAATGCTGGGGTAACATCTTGATACCACAAGGCTCCATCATTGGCAAAAATGTTGGTACTACTATATTTTCCTGTGCCGTCTACCAGGTCAAGGTAACGGCTGGTACCAATTGACGCACGATTCAATGCAGTACTTTTGAGTATGCTGTTGTATTGTGTGAATGGAAAGTTTGAATAATCTTCGCCATTGACCATACGATTCTGGGTGTAGTACTGAGCAGGAGCACGCTGTTTGATATCCGTGATAGTTTCTCTTGCTTGTGCATTGGTGACACTTTCAGTCAGTCCACAGGTAAAGGTTATGGTTTCAATCTGACCGGTACGACTTACATAGCTAATAGGAACGCTGATCGACTGCATTTCAACCGGATTGATTATGTAGGTCAGGCCGTTGCTGGCTCGCACATAGGTTCGGAAAGTTCCTACAGGAATCGTACTGAATACCCCGTCACCAAAATTCAAAGTGATCTGATCATTGGTTCTACTGGTAATGCTGTAGATGTTTCTAGTATTAGGAGCCAATTGCTCGACTGCGGCAGCATAAACACTTTGCACATACTGCCAGTAGCTGGAAATATTACCGGTATTACTTAACTGATATAGCCAAACATCAGTATTGTTGATGCCTTCAATATTGATATCCACGGCGCGATTGGTGACACTTTCGGCCAAGTTGAAATCTTGATTTTGTAGGACCCCCTGTTTAAAATAAAAGAAAAATCCTGTGTTGGCACTGGCATACCCCTGCTGGTCGTTGCGGAACAGCACATTGAATTGTCCGTTAGGTAAAGGAGGTGGCTCATATACATAAGTCTTTCCAACTGAAGTAGCATTAACTACCTCAAATGGCATGTTTACTGTGTCAACGGTGCTGGTGAAAGGAATTACAGGAATGTAGCCCGGAACCAGGTTAATGGTGTACTCCTGAGTGTCAACTCCTTCGATAGTTTGATCATTACCCGGACGACCAAACTGTTGAGCGTTGACCAGACTAGCATTGAGTATAGTGATAAACTGTTCTTGCCAGTTAAGATTGGTTGGGTCGGCCCAGTTCACTGTGAGATTTGCTAGATTGATGCCGTTGTAATCGGTTAAATTTTCTGTGGTCGAAACAGAAAATACCTTGAGAAATCCGTTGGCTTCGGTGTTGCGTAGTGGAGTATAACTGACCAAATTGGCCAACTTGACCACTGAATCTCTGCGTTCGGCTGTGCTGAGATAGTTTTCTCTAGCATTCAGGTCACCACGAAATGCTAAACTTTGCCCCATAAAGGCCATGACATCGAGCAGGGCAATAAATTCAGAACTTTCAATATAATCATTGAAGGTTTCTGGATAGTAAAGGCGCAAATAGTCTACAAAACTTTTACGCAGAGTTTCAAAATCGTAACTCTGGAAATTGGCTTCGCTATAAGTTTGATAAATTCTCTTCCAATCTTCCACTCCAAAAATTACAGTTTGTCTGGTGGTGGTTGCTGTGGTTGTGGTCGAAGTTGATCCTGTGGTTGAATTAGTTGTGGCCATAGTTTTTCCAGTCTATAGATATTTATCGAAATAATAAACTGGGTAGTTAAACGTAGGTGGCCGTGCGTTGCTGTTGATCAAAAAAGATACTGAGCAATTGTGCATTGGTGTTGGGTACCACGGCTAATCCTACCTGTACCAGGAGACCATTCTGCTGTGGGAACATTTGTATGCCACTGATATAAACTCGGGGATCACCGGCACAAACACGCTGTATTTCGTTGTAGATCAACTGCTGTGTTTCTTGTGTTTGATTTTCAAACAGATAATTCCACACCACAGTGCCGTAGCCAGGACGGCCCACCAGCTCGCCTTGCCGAATGTTGAAAGCATTCAGCAGGTCAACCTTGATCAGGTCAAAGTCTACTAGAGTAAACTTTTTGTTCTGATGAATAGTGTTGAATCCGACAAATGTGGCCATGTGTATATTTACCCAATAAGATTAGACACTGCGGTCAATAGTTTGTTGCCAGCGGCTTGTAGCCCTTTCAACACATTTTGTGCCGCTGTAATGTCGGCTGATGCATTCAACGATTGTGAGTTGGGCGACGGATAATCAAAAGTAGCACCTGGTATTTTTGAATCTCCTAAAATTTTTGTAAAGGCCGTATCTACTGTAGCTCGATTTACTGTGTTACTGTAACCGGCTGCCACCTGGGTACTGCTGACTAGACTGTCGCCACCGCCACCAAACAAACCACCAAGATCGCCCAAACTTCCTAAACCAGGCAAGCTGGACAAACTACCAAAATTTCCCAAACTGCTGAGGCTGGGCAGATTTGAAGTTAAACTGCCAAGATCTGGAATGGCCGAAGTCAAACTACTGATATCAGGCAGACTTGAAGTTAGCCCGCCTAGATCTGGTAAACTTAAACTGCTGAGACTAGGCAGACCCGAAGTTAAACTGCCAATGTTGACCCCGCCAAGATTGTTAAGGCTATTTAAGGGATTGCTAAACCCTGCGGCAAATTGTGATGCCTTGCCCAGCACATTCAAATTTTGTATGTTGTTGGTCAAACCGGTCACACCTGGCAAAGTCGATGTCAAACTGTTGATACTGGGTAAATTTGATGTGGCACCTCCGAGACCGCCGCTGCTGGCCCATAGAGCTGTGTCTTGTGTTCCATAGCAACCACTGTTGGTAATCAATGCGCCCACATCGCCGGTGGCTGTGTTATTGAGAGAAGTGGTCAATGAACTGATGTTGGTGAGTTCGCCTGCACTGTTGAGTGCGCCCGAAGTCAACGATCCTGGGTTGGTGATAGCTGTTGATGTCAGGCTGGCCAACGGAGTGCCTGCCAAAGACAGACCCGAAAAAGACACACCTGTTGACGCACTCAAAGCTGACACTGTTTGTAATCCACTCTGTGTGTAGACTTGACCCGACAAGACCGAAACAGATGGCGAAATTGGAGGAGTGATGATTCCGGTAGCAGTCAAACTGCCGTAGCCGTTGCTCATAAGTGTGCTCATAGCATCGTTTTGTGCTGAACGGCTATTAAGGAAATCAGTCGCACTGTAGATTCCATTTTGCCCAGTCCAGATACCCGGAGCTGACATCACTGTGGTCAAAGGACTTGGATCAAATATAAACTGTTGATAAGTTCCAGGTTTTACATAGCCGGCTTGTTCCAATTGTTGACAGTTTAGACCGTACTGACCTACACCAGTTTGATCAGTCATGACATTGTAGGGTTGATTGATAAAGTTGGCTATTTGAGCCAAGAGCCCTTGTACTTGATTGGAGTTGAGTGGCCCAATGGCCGGTGCTGTATAGGTGTTGTCAACCCCGGTGTTGGCCACATCGGCTTGTGTGATAGGATTTTGCAAAGGTACATTGACCAGGTTTGGAATACCGCTGACTGTGGGCAAGCCATTCACTATTGACAGGATCACGCGATCGTCAACTCCGGCTGTGCCACGATCCAGACGACTTAAGGCAAACTTGACCGCGGCCGTCCGGGTGCCTGATACGCTTTGTCCTGCAGAAACTCCCACCAAGGCCCCGGCTGCAACTTGACTGTAAAAAATGTTGTCGGCCTGGACCTGCGTGGTTCCCGCGGGGGCTGTCATAGTGAATCGTTTTCCAGAAGGTAAGGTGTATTTGAACTGGGCCATGATTAATTGTCTGCGGTTATAGTCACTCCGTCAGGAACTGCTGGAGCCGCTGGAGGTGGACTGGTTGTGCCATCACCTAGGTCTACTGCCTGGCCTACACCTTGATTATGATACGGATATGGCTCATGGGTTGGAGCACGGGTACATATACTTTCAGTTCCGGTGGCCGACACTTTCCAACCTGTGGTAGCGTTAAATTCGGTATTGGGTTGCAAGTACTTGGTCAAGCCCTTGGGCGCCGAAACCGGTAATCCAGGACCGCTGTTTAGCAATAACACTGTGCCTTTGAGGCTCAGTGCGGCTTTAGCACTCCAGCTACCCAATTGACTGTCCATGGCCAGGCTACCGGTAGTTTTTACTCCAATTGAGCCTTGACTGAACAGAGTCATTTTACCTTTGTTGGCTACATTTAAGTCGCCATCACTCTGTATAGCAGTACTGCCTTTGCCTTTGAGATTGAGATTGCCGCCGGCATACATGTTGATATCTTTGTCGGCATGCAGATTGATTGTGCCGTCTGTTCGCAGGTTGATGCTGTTGGTGGCATAAACATCTAGGGTGCCTTCTTGACCCATTTCAATCCAGGCCTGTCCGTTGGCATGACAGATATAAAAACAATTACCGTCGTCACTCATGGTGATCTGATGACCTTTGCTGGTGCGGATGCGGATCAAGTTGTCATTGCCCTGCAGGTCTCCGTCGTCCATCACAAAGGTATGTCCACCTCTGCGACCAATCACTGTGGTAGCGGCTACCTGAGTATTGCCCAGACTCTGCGGTGTGATTGCGGCATCGCCGCCGGTGCCAGCACCAATACCGCCTTGATAGATAGCACGTCCAGGAGTAGATATTCCGTAACAGTTGCTAGGGCTTTCACGCTGACTAGTTGATCCAATGGAGCCACGAATGGTATCATTGATCAAGCCTTGTTGAAATAGAATCCCAGCCACATATGAATGCACCGGTTTGGGCTGATTATAGTACTTGGGGTTGTCAGCAATTTGCAAGTTGCTGTTGTTGATTTCAGTAACTGGTAGTTTGCTGGCACCGCCAAAGTAACTGGACTGTGTGGAATTTTGTGTTTGTGCCTGACTCTTGTCTACAGATCCAATGGCCGGAATCATGTGTGTAATTCCTTGATCAGGGATACAACCCACATAATAGCCTTGTTTGGGATCGCCGGCTACAAAGAAACAAAGAACACTGACACCTATATCGGGTGGGGTAAACCACATGCCGTAGCTCTGTTGATTGCCTTGTGTGTAAGTTCCAGTGCCAGCGGTACCGCCCTTGGGTGTAGCACCATAGAATGGTGGGCAGTAATTTACATAACGCCAGAGATCTTTGTTGTTAGGATCAGGTCCACCAAACTGCTCGATGTAAACCTGCAGGCGTCCGGTACGAGCCGCGTCTACATTGTTCTTGACTATGCCAATGAATGGTCCAAACTCGGTGGGCATGCCGCCGCGGTCAAATTTGTAATTTTTAGGTTGTCCTGTGCTTTTGTTTATATTCTCGCCGGCCATTGATTAATCGTCCTGTGCTATTTGTTGTGTGATGGTATCTGGTGCTGGCGCGGTACTGCCACCGGCATCAGATGGTGCGGTATAGTCAACCGGTGCTATGTCGCCTGAAGAAGTCGGGTCTCCAGGCGGAGCAGCTGGTTGTGTTGTTTGCGGTTGTGTGGTTGTAGTGGTGGCATCCGGACCGGTAGTATTGGTGTTGGGATCTGGATCCGAGTCTGAATTGGCGGTTCGATACAGAGTGCCATTTTTGTAGGTATTGCCCAGACTATCGGTGGTGTACTCATCCAGTTCAGTATCTCGGCTGACGGCTGAACTGGTGTTTGATACGGCGTTGCCAACTTGGGTCTTGGCTGGAGCCGGACGACCGTTGGCTGCAGACTGTGTGGCACTGGCACCATCCTTGGCATACTCGATTAGCAATCGTCCCTCCAACTGTTGTTCAAATCGGCCTTTGCTGAAAATGTTTTTACAGCGTACGGCTGTGTAGGTAAAGTTTTCCTGTGGTTTGCCATTGCTGGCATTGACATTTACAATGCCAGTAGAAAAGTTGTAGTCCTGCGGTGCATTGAAGTTCACATCAAATACCACTTCTTGACTGTCATAGTTTATGGTGCCGTCGGCTAGAAACGGGTTAAAATTAAAAGCATTGGCCACCACACCTATGCCCACTTCGCCCTGTTGCATCCAGGCTGGATCGCCTACAATGCGCAGATTTACTCGGGCCTGGTCAGTGGGGCTGTATAGGAAACTGGCAGCACTGCCCGATGCTTCGTTGGTATAGCCACTTTGTCCTTGAGTGTTGTTTTCGCTGGTGGCCATGTAGGTTCTGCGATACTGATCTCTAAAATCATGAGTGGTTTGCTGTGAAACGTTTTTGCCCAGACCACTGAGAGTCAGGCGATAGTAGTTGTTGTATTCTTGTTCAAAATTCAGGATCTGTGTGTTGAGTCCGGTGAACCAGTAGTTGTAGCTCTTGTGACTGCCACGATATCTGCTGTCGTTAAAGTATTGACTGGCCATCTGCGTGATGGCATAAGGCGTTACAATAAAGTTCATCTTGTAGGCAAAATCTTTGCGTTTGTTGTCGTACTTGAGCTGGGTGGCTGTCATGGTAATCTTGTACCAGGCCGTGGTGCCGTTGCCAGGTTTGGGATTAGCCGTGACTGTTTGCAGACCAGTTTTGGGATCTACCGCTGGAGAAGTTTGCACATTTTGCTGGTCGGTTATGTAACGACTACTACGCATGATCTGATCGATCAGCTGTACAATTTGTGTGCCGGCTGTGACCTGCCAGATCTGGCTGTTGGTGTTGACACTGCCTTTGCTTGAATCCAGCTTGTCGGCCGCTGTGGTAGGATTGGTAGTGGCAGTGTTGCTGAGATCGGTAGCACCAGGTTTGACCACTTGGAAAGAACCTAGATTTCCTGGAGAAGAAAACTGTATGGAATAAACATCGGCCACTTCGTACTGTCCAGATCTCACTAGATACTGTTGATGTGCATTTAGGGCTTCGCAGAGACCGGTAAACACCTTGTCGGTCTTGGTAGGGGCGGCTGAGGCATTGCTGGGTGCGGCCGTGGTACTGGCAGCCTGGGCCGCCGATGCTGCAGCCGACTCGCGACTGGCATAGCTGGGTACTCCTAAAGCATTGTTAAACAGGCTAGCGCCGGAAAAGAAACTGGGGTTGTTTTGTCTGTTAGCTGGCATCAGTAAATTCCTGGAGTATTATCATAGGTGATATTGGTTCCGGACACACCAGATTGGTTGACTTGAGCATTATAGGCTGGAGTACCCGGTGCCGGCGGCGGACTGGGTGGTGTTGTGGCCGACGATGGGTTGGCTGTAGACTGTCTAGCGCCCTGATCAAACTGTGCAATGTCAGCGGCCGATACCGGACTGCCTTGCAGGAGTTGTGCCACAGTTTGTCCTGACAGGCTAAATGCAAACGGAATAGTACCGCGGTCGGTACTGGCGTTGTAGTAGTGTGGTATGGGCTTGGCCGAGATTGTGTATTCAATAGCCCGGTTGGCTATACGAAATGTGATATTGGTAATCACACAGGGATAGTATTTTTGTATAACGGCCTGCTGATTTGTGTTGCTGATTTGGCCGTTGATGGTGTTCTGACCTTTGGCCGGAGCCACCAATTTGCCTTGTGCATCGTATCCGTAAAATTGAATCACCAGGCAGTGTTGTGCTGTCAAGTAGTTGGGTGTTTCTGAAGTGGCTGTGGCAGTTCCGGTTGTGGTAGACCCGGTGGTTGCGGCAGTGCCAGTAGGCGTGGTATTTTTGAGAGTGAACTGCACGGCCTTGTACAGTTGTTCAATCAAGGTGATACCGTTGGGCTCGACCACTTTGAATTTGATGTCGGTGGCCGAGTTGGCCATGTTGGTTCCGTGTAGGGGTACTACACTGTCAATTTCTAGGTCGTCCATGTAGTAGTCCACAGGAAAAAATTGACTGCGGGTGGCGGTAGGGGCACCACCACTCTGCATCAGCAGTTGCCAACCTGCGGTATTGACTCGTTGGGAAGTGACTAGGTTGTTGTACTGTGTTGGGGTCAACAGGTACCAGGAAATGGCATAGGTATAACTGGCATACTGATCCAGCACATTGGGCTGGGTAATGATCTGTGAGTTGGTTGAAGTGCCAAAAGTGGCAGTGATCAACTGTTGGGCCGTGGTACTGGCAGAAGCACCGGGATTATTATCAGGTCCTAAGCTGGTGGCCGAGTTATTAGTAGTACCAGCACCAACTCCGGGATTGGCAGCGGCCTTGGGTGCATCTTCGTTGACGGTTTGTTGAGGAGTTGCCTGAGTTGTGCCAATTGACTTAACTTGATCGGCGTAGGTTGGGGTACCGGTCACATTAGTGAACAGATTTAGATTGCTAAGTGCATTTCCAAAAAAGAAAGGATTATTCTGTTGGTTAGCTGGCATAAATCAGAATCCCAACACGGATTTTAAAGTAGCCAATTTGGGCAAGTAAATTGAGGTTCCGGCGCGAAAGTCCAGTGGTGGACGGGTCAGGGTGTTAGGGTTGCGTTGATAGAATACCCACCACAAGGCCGAATCGCCGTATAGGTCGTATGCCAACAAGTCTGGTCTGTATTGAAAGGTAGAGTTGATAGTAAACAGGAGATCGTCGGTGGCCTTGGGTATGGGTCTGTTGACCATGACATCCAGGAAGAATTGACTGTAGCCGGTGGTGTAGTACGGACTGGTCGAATCATAAGTGGCCATTACCAGAATCCTCCTTTGAGCAGTTGTCCATTGGCATAGTTCTTGAGACTGAACTGTTGGCTGACCTGCTGTCGACTCTGCACCGGCAACAGGGTCAGGACTATGTCCAGTTTACTAGGAACATAGGTTGGATTACTTATAAGGCTTTGCAAGGGTGCCGGTAGGGCATTTTGTGCACCGGGTGGCAAGAAGGCTGTGGCCAATCTAGTCACTGTGGGAGAAATGGCATTTAGTGTGGTTGAATATAAATTCTGCAGAGGCTGTAGATTTAAACCAGCATTGTAGGGCGTGCCTGAACTGATGTAATCCACATCAGCCGGCATAACATAATTGAACTGGCTGACTACACAGGGGTGATTGTTAAATTGATAATCGCCCAGACCGCTTAAGAATACCAGGGGCGGTGGTGATCCGCGTTGTGCATCTTTGCCGTAAAACATTTTTGTCACACTTCGAAAAAAGTGTATGACTGCCAGCACATAGGCTGCGTCGCTGGTACTTTGTGCGGTAAAGGTAGCTGTTAGATTGACAGCATCGGTATAGCTGTTTTGATAAAAATATCCACGATAGTTGGAGTGTGTAAGATCGTAAGGACTGTAGTTGGCTCGATAGGCAGTGGTTATGCTGGGCGTGTAAGGGAATACTACACCGTTGGTCACCTTGAGTGGTTGTAGTATTCCAGCCTGCGGATCGTTGTAAAGATAAGTGGCTCCCGGAGCCAATCTCAAGGTCACTCGCCAGTCAGTGTTGGGTGCAAATTGCA